GCGTCTTCGTTGTCTACAAGGTAGATGATGTAATCTACTGATATCTGCGCGGTTGCAGCGGCCTTAGCCATGAATCCTATATCACATGGTCCGGTGAATGGTCCGTGCAATGCTCCACCATCTGGGTAGGTTTCAGACCCGCCTAATCCCACAAGCTCAATGATTGTCCTCATAGAGGAGAATGGAGCTACTGTTGTATCTGCATTGGTCCGCTGGAACATGATCACATCGCCAGACTTGGATGAGTCTATCGAAATGTTGTACAGGGCTACATAAGCTGTCTTGCCTTTTGGTACTGTGTAGGCACCTATCTGGGTCTGACCCCTTGGGAATATGCCTGAATGAATGTGACCCCAGGTATCACCACCACCAGCTTCTCTGATTGTGATCTCACCAACATGTGAGCCAGCCGTATCATCGGCGTAGGTTCCTGAGTCCACTACATACGCTCGGTAAACTCGATTGAAATTGTTCGTTAGCTGTACGGCTGTTGTGCCATTGAGCTCTACTGTTTCGGTGATCTCAGTCCAGTTGGTGCTTAGTCCCTCTACCATGACAGACCTTGCTCCAGTATCCCCGCTGGAATCTACCGTGCTATCGGATAATACTTCCAGGGTAGTTCCACCTATTGGAGTTTTGTATACACCTCCATGGGCTATTGGAGCAAAGGCAGTCGTCAATGATGTGCTTGCCCCAAACTTGTGGACAATGCTTAACGAGGGATACTCACCCCTTGCCATTTCAATCTGAGGGAAATCAAGAAACCTTCCGCCTTTGGATTTAATGTGGAACTCGGGCATTAGTGTTGATTCTCGGTTGGGGCGCCGGAAGTAAGCAGGAATGCTACTCGTCTGGCTAGTTCCATATCGCTACGGCCTTCCTTGATTGGGTTACCGTCCTCATCTGCCTGGATTACATGCTGGGCTGACTTACCATAAGCTCTATCAAGTATCTCTTTGCAGGCTGCAACACGAGTGTTCTCGTTCTCTGCATCGGTAGATAGCCTTGCAAGTTCACCGAAGGCGTCTTCTGAATACTTCAGGGCTAAATCTTTAACTGCAGAGGTTGATTTGTTTAGGGTGCCGGCTACTCGACCACCTGTTTTCTTTTTCTTCTCTGGTCTACCTAAGTCTACTTTAGGTATAACCTTACTTTCTTGTCGGGTATTATCTGTCTGCGTATTCATAGAGTAAACCTATACCATGGTTGGCTATTTTTCCAACGCTGGAGCGTTATCTGCCTGAGTTATCCGTTCAAAGGTTGAGTCTTCCCCGCAGTACCTTGCATGTATGGTGAGTATCGATACACCTACAGAGTATTTAGGCTCCGTGCCATTCCTCCACTTCTGGAGAGTTGACCATCCAACCCCAAGGAGTTCAGATATTTCAGACGGTGTAACGCCTGCCTTATCGAGGTCTATGAATATGTTGTCCCAGGATAGTTTCTTTGGGTACACGAGCTCACTTAGCTTGAACTGGGTCATTCTCCTGTACATCCTCCGATAGTATGGTTCCAAGGACTCTATCCAGCTCCAGAGGTGATCTCCCCAGTGCTGGTCTGGCTGTCTTAATGTGTCTGCTGGTCAATACGGTTCCTTTTGGGATGTCCTCAGCATAGTACAGGGATCGCCTGAGTGACTTGTCATAGTCATCTCGCGTGATGATCCATGCTGCATCGTAAGCATTCTTGCAATCTCTCACCAACTGGCTGAACTCAAATGGTTCAAGGGAGAACTTGGCATCTAACCCCCCTGCTGCTTTGGACAGGGTGAAGTGCTTCTCAATGACATCGGCGCCAAGCGCTACCGCAGCCACTGCGGCCACTGTACCGGGGCTGTGGTCTGATAATCCTATTGCATCTGGGTCAAATATGTTCAGTGCCTGCATTTTGTACAGGTTCATGCGTTTATATTGTGCTGGATACTCACTGACACAGTGCAACAAGGTCAGGTCTCTGCATCCCCAGCGTCTTGCTGTGGTGACTGCAGCCTCGATCTCTGAAGCCTCAGCCATACCTGTAGACATAATGATGGGTTTGCGGGTCTCAGCCACACGCCTGACTAACCTGAGGTCAATGAGTTCAAAGCTCGCTATCTTGTAAATTGGGCATTCTAAATCTTCGAGGAAGTCTACGTCACTGATATCAAATGGTGATGAGAATATCTCCATGTCTAAACTTCTGGCGTATCTGAACAGGTTCTCGTGCCAGTCGTATGGTGTGTGGGCTTCCTTGTATAGATCGACCAAATCTCTCCCTTGCCATGGTCCTGACTCAATCTTATACCCTGGTACTGCCATCTTGACTGGATCAAACGTCTGTAGCTTCACATGGGTGGCACCACAATCAGCTGCGGCCTCGATAGTACGCATCGCTGTCTCAAATGACCCGAGGTGGTTTGCACTTATCTCTGCAATAAGCATCATGATCAGCCACCAATCTTATAAGTATTCTGGATGTGTTTGAACCCAATCCGCTCAAACATCTCAGAGGATGCTCGGTTTCTCGGGTTCACATTCGCGTAGAATGGTCCATCGTGCAGCCCCATGAGCTTTCTGATTGCCTTTCGAGCAAATCCTTGCCTGTGGTAATCGATGAATATTGAGATGCCTATCTCGTTGTCCTTGGTAAGGTAGATCGACCCAACGATTCCAACCTCATCATCCTGGATGAAGCACCACACCTGGTAAGGCTGGCAGTCCACGAATTGACAGTGCTCAGTCCACGTTGGCATGCCCTGATGACTGATTGACTGCGCCATAGTCCTCTCACCTAGCAACTGGTGAAGTATTCTATGTCTCTGGTCTATCTCGTAGACTGATATCAGGTTAATCATCCGACATAACCACTGTGAAGTTCTCTTTTAGCTTTTATGTATGCCTCATGAGCCTCTTCTGGGGTATCAAATACTCCTAAGCTCTGGCACTTCCCTTCCGCTACTATCCTAGCTTGGTACTTTGATCGCTTAACGCTTACGCCAAGATATCCTGAGATATTATTTTTATTGCTCTTGCGTTGATTATGGAGATTCTCAGCTCTTGAGACATCCCTCAAATTTTCCCATCTATTGTCTTTTTTGTTACCGTTAATATGATCTATGTCTTGTTTAGGCAAATTGCCCGTCATATACAGCCAAGCTAATCGATGCGCCTGAACCTGCCTTCCAAGCAAGCCAATCAGAATATAACCGTTCCCAGAAACACTCCCTGTAGGCTTATTCTCCCACCTTGCCTTTTGATTACCGAGAGCCTTGATCCGAGTAAATATCCCAGTCATCGGGGCATACGAAACATATAGTTTCAACTGTTCTTGAGTTACTTTCATATTCTTGCCTCAATCCCATACTTATCCAAATACTGAGCCGCTAGAGCTGGCGTAGATTCTGTAAATTGCCATAGAGCTCCAGCAGCCACTGCATCAGCCCCAGCAATTATAGCTTCTCGCATGTTCTCGTAGCCACTACAGCCACCAGATGCTATGACTGGAATATTCACTGATCGAGCTACATCAGAAATCAGCTGTAAATCATACCCAACCATTGTTCCATCCATCGTTATTGATTGTAGCAAGATTTCACCAGCCCCTTTTTTCTCAGCGACCTGAGCACAAGTTCTTGCGAACATAATCTGGTTTCTAACGTCAATCGACACAGTTATACATTGTCGCCCAAACTTCAATGCTAACTTTGGGACCAGATCAATCTTCTGGAACCCAACCAAAATTTTATCAGCTCCAGCGTTTAACAGTTTCCTTACATGCTCTTCAGTGGATACCCCGCCACCTACCGTCAATGGAGCGAAGCATCCGTCAGATAGCTTACGAATCATCTCGTAATCAGGCTCTCTACCCTCATCGGTAGCAGTCACATCGAGGATCATCAGCTCATCCACGCCTCTAATGCCGTGAATCCGTGCTGCCTGGAGTGCATTACCCACCACCCGGTCAGCCTTGAAGCCTATGCCCTTAACCAGTTGTCCGTTCTTGCTCAGGATCGTTGGAATTATTCTCTTGGCCAGCATAAAAATGTTCCTTTAGTATTGGTCTACGGTCTTTTTCGGCTGCAAATAAATCCCAGTTAGTGAATTGGCGCATTACTGAATCAAGGCCTCCGAGGCTCATACCAAGCCTATCCAGCATGGATATCACATGAACTTCTGAGCAAACATACGGAAACTTGCCATCATTCTTCTCAACCCATTCCAATGCCTCAGCCCTTGAGATTAGACCATCCCTGACATCCACTGATATTTGGGTACAGCCTCGACCATAGCCATATTTACGATACATCATGTGATCGTGACATCCTGTCTGGGCATTATCCAAATTCTCTGCAGCCCACCAGTTCGCTGGGGTTGGTAGCGCAAACTGCATGCCATTATCCTCAGCTACTGCCGCATTCCTGTGTGAGTCCCACTCTCTACCCCGTGGAAATCAACTAGCTCAGGGCTTGGGGGCATGTAATCCCTCATATCCTTCTCGGTAATACCGTCCATCCCCACGAAATCACTCGGCCTTAACCCCAGAAATCCACCAAACTCCTGCACCCAGCGGGTAGTCATGGTCTTGGCGTTCTCACTACCTACTGGTCCGCCGTATTGGTGTTGTGGATTCTCTCCGTAAAAGATCAATGGTGTGGCTAATCGACAGGCCATGGTGAACGGGGTTGAGAAGATTGCCGCATGCTCAGGCCACGAGATATCACCCACCAGCTCAAGTCCAGCCTTGTTCAGCTTGGCTCTGACTGTCTTATTCGGGGAAACCTCAATAGTTGTGGCTATTCTGGCCAGATTATCGATGTTCTTCCGGCCTATCGGAGTCAGGTGACAGGTGGATGCCGTGATCACAGTCACATCAGCACCGAGATCCTTCAGCTTAACCACTTGGTATGTGCTGTCCTTCCCGCCTGAGCTTGGCACGATACAGCGCCCGTTGTGCCTCTCTAAGAGGTCTAGTAGCTGACTCTCCCTCTCGTCCCAATCAATCTCAGGCTTGTTCTGGGCGTTGATACAAGCTGGGCAGACGCCATCCACGAACACATGGTCAGGTCTTGTGTCTGGCATCACGCATATCTTGCATCGATTCATAGCATTCTCCGGTACGCTTTCTCAAATTCTTCTCTCGCTGGTCCAGGGTCTCGCTTGGCCTTGTGTGCTTTCACGTTGACTGGCTTACTGAAGTGACCCAACGCCTGACCCATGGTGATATTTGTCTCCGTGAAATCCAGTAATTTCTCAATCTCCTCAATATCCTGATTGAATAGCTTGTCTGCCGATATCTCTACGAACCTTGGACCCAACACATCTCCCATCGCACGAGAGAATTCCTCGGTGAATCGGATGTACCAGGCTAGTCTCTCTGGTAAGTTCATTGGCACCTCAAGATATTTAAAATCACCGTCAAACGTGTATGCCAACGGCCTCAGCTGGGAGTGGTTCCACTGATTCTTGGAATAGAATGACTCAAATATCTTCACTGGATCTCGTCTCAGGTAGATAAACCTGGACTGTGGATGGACTAAGGCAAACAGGGGTGCGTAGATTGTGTCCATGTGATTCAGCCCCATGAACCTCCGACCCTCTTCCATTGATCCTAGCCACTCTGCGGATCGTGACATCAGCCAGTGTTCTGCCATCATTCCTGGTATTGAGTCATCTCCACCTGTCGTCATCATCCGGCACATCATTTCCATCCTGTCTCGCGCCGGAGTGTTGTAGGTGTAGGTGTGGTGGGGAACGTAGTCAGAATTGTTGAACAATCTCAGCATAGAGACAGTCCCGCATCTTCCTGTAGACATCACCATGACATGAGGCATCTGGGTGTGAATGTTGGCCATGTGGTGGTCTCTGCACTGATATCGGTATCGACGGATATTCTCGGCAAACACCTCCCGGTCAATCACAGGGTTGGTCAGTCCCTCAAACGAATTAGCGACAGGTGTATCATCCGACATCTCCAGCACTACCACGCTGTCCTCGGTAGGCTCGATGGCTCTTACTATCCCGTTGGCCTTGCCAATATCGTATCTCAGCAGTTGGGTGGCCGGTGAAACCTCAGCCAGACCACAGTGCTGTGCTGCCTCGTAGCTATCCATGGCCTTATCGAAGCGACCGGCAACGCCGTTCTGCCATGCCTGCAACATGCTTTCCAGATAATCATTCTCTTGAGGCGTGTAGTACCTCGGCAAATTACCCACCAGCCTTCTCCATGAGGAACCAGGTCAGGTCATCTTGAGGATAATCATCTCGGTGATAGACAAAGCCATAGTCAATCAGCGTCAGGTCTGGGTAGATTTTCAGCATATCCCCGCAAAAATCTCTTTTCCACAGCCTACCCTCATGGCCTCGATAAGATACTTCTACAGGTACTGGGTTGTAGTATTCACACATCAGGATGTATTTATTCGATGCCTCATAAAGCACCTGGTATGCCCGAGACAGTTGATCTGGGTCAACGTGGATCATTAATCCTTTTGTAAACACCAGCTCTGCCTGCCCGTGTTCCTTCGAGTCATAATCCAGCATGTTCATATTGAACACATAGTCGGCTGGTATCTGCTTTGCTGCAGCCTCGTTGATCTCAATCCCCGTGGTTTGAATCTCTGGGTACAGTGATCCGATAGCCTCAAGGTTCAGCCCGGCGCCAGCACCAAACTCAATGATCGTCTCAACGTCATCGGTATGGTTCAGGATGTTGCTGAATAGCGCGATGTTTGACCTCACACTACCCTTCTCACCCTGTCGATCATGATATCTGTCTCCAAATTCCTTAGTCCAGAACTCCTCTGTATCAGCCATAAATCCTCCTAGAACAACGTATTTTGAGCAGTTTCATCGTTAAACCGTTTAACCGCAGCTTCGTAGTAATCCTTATCTATTTCCATTCCTACAAAATCACAGCCAAAGTAATGAGATGCTATTGCGCTAGAGCCTGAGCCTAAGTGAGTGTCTAGTATTCGTTGGGATGGGTCGGCGTAGGTATCAAGCAGGAAATCATATAGCAATCTAGGCTTTTGCGTCGGGTGTATTCTGTAATTATCTTGAGGGGCTATCTCAATCCATTTTGATGTTGTTCCTAATTCTTCGGAAATATAGGCTAACTCACACATAGACATTGTGAATGTGATTCCGATTGTTTTCTTCTTCCAAATCACAAAACCCTTATAATTCGGCAAGCTGAAATTATTCGCGCCCCATATAATCTGATTCTTGCTAACTCTAAATAATTGCTCAAAGTATTCATCTGTTGGCTTATTGCCGAAGTTATCCATTGTTCCGTTGGCTCTCATATCCTTTGTAGGCTGGTTCTCGTCACGGTAGGGAGGGTCAACTATAGCTAGATCAAAGGAGTTATCAGGCTGATCTTTCATGTATTCCATGCAGTCCATTTTCAATAAATCAATCATCTTCTGGCTCCGGTATATACCTAAGCCTTTCAAACAAATCATTCCAGCTAACGAGCCAAGCGTGTGGCGCATACGAGAAACTCAGTCTATTCGCTGACATAAGAGCTGTTTCTGACAATTTCTCCCAGATCCCATCCTTAGAGAGTAATTCAGTACCATTGGGTAGCGGCTCGTCATTATCGAGCATAATTGATATATTTCTATCTATCATTGTGGATCTCCTCGTACATTTTCTCTGCCTTAACCCAGTCTTCCTTCGTGTTGATGTCGCACACCCGCCCAGGCTCCATGCCTATCTGAATTGAGTTTCCCTCTAGCGGGACATCTGCTAAAAAGTTCTTAGCCTTACTAATGTAAAAATTCCCCGCATCAATACCCTTCATATCCACGGACATGGCGTACTTGAAGTCGGTGGTGTACAGAAGCTCGATGGCTGTCTTCACATAGCTCCAGTCCAACAGGGGTGAGGTGGCGTAAAGCACCATTACATACTCATCTTCTGGGGTTCCGGTGATCTTCAGTGCTTCCTTAGCTACCTGTTGTGTCCCAATATCATCCTCACAAAGCTCAGGTGACCTTTCAATCACCCCAACATGTAGCCGTTCAGCCAGATCAATAGTCCGTTCATCGTCAGTGGTGACTAAAATGCCGTCAAACAAGTGGCTGTCCTTGGCTGCATCGATTGAATGCTGGATCATAGGTTTCCCATGGAACATCTTCATGTTCTTGCCGGGAATGCGCTGGGAATTGCCGCGTGCTGGGATTATACAAATCATTTGTGCGGCTCCGGCATAGGCATCCAGTGGGTAGGATTCAGGAACTCCTGACTCGCTCCAAAACGCCGAGACATAAATTTACCATCTATATAGTTAGCTTCCATTGTTGCCTGCACTCCCCAATTTCTACTAACTAATACAAATTCAGTCGGATCCTCTGGCAACGCATGATCTATGCTTATCCATCCAATCATATAACCTCCGATAGCAGCACATCCACAATCTGCTGGGCGATGTATTGAGGGGTCTTGTTCTTGTTCTCCAGACTCCTGATCACATGCGGTATGCGGGTTTGCATCTTGGCTCTCATCTGTTCAGCTAATACGTTGGTTGTCTGTGGGTCTGAGCCGTACTTCGCATGGTACGAGTAGGTCTGAAGCACCGTCCCGATGTCCTTGGCCTGATCTGGGGTCAGTACAACGTACTTGTCCAGTATCCTCAGGACAATGGCGCCATTGCGCTCCTCGATCTCAAGGCTGGAGGGTTCTGCTTCTCTCTGTTCTTTGGTCATTTGAACACCTCGTATGTGCTGAGATCAGGATAATCGTCATTTGGTAGCGGGGGATTGTCTTTGGGAAGTATAGCAAGTCTCGATAGCCCCTCCGCTGCGTCTCTTGGGCTCATATAAGCATGAAACCCGAGCATGTTAATGTTGTCATCTATCGGTGATACGCCCTCAGTACGTCCATCAAACCTCATTTTTCTCAGCCATTCGTATGCTGCATGATTGTCTAGCAGTATCGCCCCGCCTTGGCCTATGGCTAGTATTTTAGTCCAGTGAAAGCTCACGCAGTCAAACGTACCCGAAACATACATGCCTCTGGTGAACATTCTCGCGCTGTCGAATATAGGGTATGGCTCAAGCTGATAAGACCCTAGCCAATCCTCATCCCTGAACTCAACATTGAACCCAGCGTGCTTGATGGACATTGGGACTGATAAATAGGTTTTCTTGGGGATAGTGATTGCTTGCTTATACTCTCTCTGGTTGAACCACTTGCAAACCAGCAACAACGCCATGGAGCAACTGGTGGTGGTCACTGCGTACTTGGCTCCGGTGTACTCACACAGAGCCTGCTCGAAATCTTCCACTACCTGATAGGGGTTCATAGACATTTAAGCGCCTCCTTGATCTCTTCGACCGTCATTCTTCGAGCTGTCTCGCTGCTCTTACCAGCCTCCATGGACTCGTGTTTCTTCTCAAATGCGGGCAGCCCAATGTACTTCGGCAGGCCATCCATTGCTTTCATTAGGTCACCCAGTCGGTAAGCCGGAAGTTCAGGAATGTTGAGTTCACCACCCTGCATATTGTCGATAGTGTCCATCACAAGGTTCACCGACTCATCCAAGGTCATGTAGAATCTGGTGCAATCTGGATCAGTGATAGGCAGGGTATAAGTTGTTTTCAGCAGCTCAATCCACTTCGGAATAACCGATCCATTAGAACCTGCCACATTGCCGTATCGAGTGACTGCGAAGATAGGTCCACACTTACCGCGTGCGTAATTGGCTGCGAGGAATAATGATTCTGCGAGTGCTTTGGAGTGCCCGTAGGCGGAAACTGGCTGGAATGCTTTATCGGTGGAGAGTGCTACGACTTTCTTGACCCCTGCATCATGAGCGGCCTCGATAACATTCATCGACCCTATTACATTGGTCTTGACCATCTCACCGGGGTTATAGAAACAGGTCTCAATACGCTTCAGCGCCGCTGCATGAACAACTACGTCAATGTCCTCCATGGCTCGATAGAGTCGGGACTGATCCCTGACATCGCCAATGAAGAACCTGAGCCTGTCATCGTTATCAAACTTCTCCCGCATGGCAGCCTGCTTGGCCTCATCACGAGAGTAGATGCAGATCCTGTCGTAATCGCTTTCAGCAAGCAATCGACGGACAAACGCCTGCCCGAAACTTCCGGTGCCACCCGTTATCAAAATTCCCACATTGCCTCCTCAAGCAGTGGTTTAATCGAGTGTAAAGGAAGAGCCCGTTGTGAGCGATGGCGTAGTATTCTGCTGATACGCAATCGTAGGACTGATCGCTCCACTTGCCACAATGATACCAGCTGTGGTCGCAGATGTCAGCCCAATAGAGGCATAAGTCAGCGTGCCTGTAGAGGTTGAGGTTGCCTGTGGGAACGTAACCGAAGCAGCCGGAACAACCGATCCACCTGTTACTTCCCAGCCAGCGGTGGTTCTGATCACCTGCGAACGAGCATACCCTGTATAAGCCGTCTCGCCAGTACCCTGAGTCCCTGCATCAGCCGGATCTGACTCATGTAATGCTACCCACAATGAGGTTGACGGTGCTGCTGCTGCGTTATCAGCCACATTCGCTATCGCTACCGCGTTGAAAATTAACTTACAGAGATTATTCTCCATCGTGTCACTAAAGCCTGCCATATCTATCTCCTAAATTTTTCCAATAATATTGGTAATGCTTTTTGTATAATTATCATTAACTCCTCATCGTCTCTAATGATAGCCTCTTTCTTCCTCTTTTGCCTATAGTGCTCCTTGCTAGGCCATCCTCCTCCTGATCCGTCCCCCTGAGTTTCTGATGCAGGCTCAGCACCCGCTGGTGGAGTGGGCGTAGTACCCTGTCCAATCCAGTCAACCTGCCCTGCAGCATTGATGTCAAAGTAACCCTCTCCTGGAGTCAACCCAACACCAATCCACTGAGCGAGTGCTGTCGCTGTAATATCGTATTCGCCGTCTACTGAACCCTCTCCAACCCATGAGGCAGTGGCGGCAGCGTTCATATCGAATGCTGTTGCTGACGCTTTCTTCCCAACCCAATCGGCCTGAGCGGTCGCGTTGATATCAAAATCACCCTCGGTCAGAGGTACATCGCTAACCCAGTCAACCTGTGCAGCGGCATTGATGTCAAATTCGCTGGTTGTGGTGCTATCAGATGTCCATGAAGCCGTGGAGGTGGCGTTCATGTCGAAGTCGCCAGTCGTTATATCAATCTTGACCGCGTAGATTACATTTACATAGGTTCTTTCGGTTTTCCTCTTCCGTATTTTCTGCTTGCTTTGGAGGCTCCATGCAGCAAAGGAGACTGTCTCAACTCCGCCAGCACCAACCCAGGATACTGATCCAGTGGCATTGATATCAAAATCACCAGACCCTGCAGTGCCTGTGGTTCCTACCCAGCTGACCTGAGAAGTAGCATTGATATCAAAAGCGGCTGTCTCTGAATAAGAAACTACCGTTGATTTGTAGTAGAGACTCTTGCGGCCTGTCTTGCGTAGCCTTATTGGGAGTTTTAAAGGGGTGTAGGCAGGGAATGGTTCTGCTCCCACTGCCGTAAACGTACCAACCCAGCTGGCCAGCCCAGTGGCATCCATGCTGTACTGTGATTCAGTGGATAATTCGCCATCCCATGTAACCGAGGATGTCGCATTGAAGTCAAAAGCTCCTTCGGAAGCTGTATCTGAAGCACCAACCCAATCGACCTGGGCGACAGCATTGAAATCGAACTCTGTCTGGGCAGATTTAGCGCCAATCCAATCAGCTTGAGCCGTGGCATTAGAGTCAAACGCACCCTCAGCCTCTGCTGCAGACTCACCCACCCAGTCCACTTGAGCTGTAGCGTTAGAGTCAAGATCAGCTTGGACAGAGCTGTTGGCTATCCAATCTGCTTGCGATGTGGCGTTGAAGTCAAACTCTGACTGAACTGCTTGAGACCCTATCCAGTCAGCCTGGGCTGCTGCATTAGAATCAAGCGCCGACTCAGCGGCAGACGCACCAATCCAGTCAACCTGAGAGGTGGCATTTACATCAAAATCACCGTCAGTCGTCCCTGTCTGGGATTCCTTAACCGTGGTTTGGTAGTAAAGGTTCCTTCGAGTTTTACGCCATCTTATTAAAAGATGTGTAGACACACCTTGCTACTAGCCGCCAATTTCGCGGAAGGTCATACCGTAACTGAGTGTGACCGCTGCATCTGGAGCTGTATCCATGGCCATACCCAGTAGTTGGGATGGAGATATCACGAGGACATCATCATCGCTTGCCGGCACCCAGAGGAACCCTGACAGTACGTTGAATGCCTTCTCAATATAAACCAAACCTGAGTACGTTGGCTGTGCAGTCATACCGTTCTTCACGGTTGCTGAAGCTGCTGAGTCACCATCCTGATGGAGTTTAGGTGTATTTGCTGCCCCTGTTCCGGTAGTAGTAATGTCTTCAACCTTGACCCCGATCATTTCAGAGGTGTCCTGAGCTACGTTATCAATCCACATTCTCTCAACGAACACCACCATGTCTGATGCTGCAGCAATCTCGATCAAAGTCGCAGCGGTACTGTGTGATGAAGACCCTATTGTTGCGGTATAAATTCTGCCTATCATGCTCTTGCCCTCTTAATGTTGTAATTGCCAGTCATCGGCGTCATCTGCTTTCCTCAGTAATGCGGTTGATACCTTCCTCGCAATCTCTGGTAAAAGCTCAACTCTCTCCCCGTTTATGACAATGACCACCATTTCACTCTGATCGAGCTTAGGCAGCGTCATGGCGATAGTATAGCCAATATCGTGTGCGGTGACAGTAGTTAGCTCAACTCCACGAGTATCAACGAACAGGTAAACCATACCGTGTCTGCTTCTGCACACAATCTGCCCATGAGTAGGGACGTAGACTGGTGGTATTTTAGCCACCTCTATCTTGAGCGTGTTCTCTGGAATCTGGGCTAACTGGCTCATCTGGTTCTCGATCTCGATATGATAAGGAGCGGGGTCATGTAGGCCGCGTAAGGCTCTGCCCCTGCGTCTGCGAATCCTACAAAGTCGGCTGTTGCCAGTGAGTTTATATCAAAATCAGTTTCCACTGCAGCCTCGGCTTCTGAATCAAGTACAGAGGTTGCGTTAACATCAAAGTCTCCTTCAGTGAGATCCAGGCTAACAGTGACTGTCTGAGTGTTGGACAGGTCTTCTGCGTCACCATCAACATGATCGACGGTTCGGATGCGTACCGAATAAGTATCAGCACTGCCTGTTTCAGCGGTGATTGTCTCTGTCGCAATGGCTGTGCCGGTAATGCTTGTCGCCGGATTAGTGGCCGACATGGTGAGCTGACTACCGCTCGATGGTATATCTATCCAAGTTCCGGTTCCTTGATCGAACTGATAATGGGCGTCGTAATCGGCGTTATGATTGCTTGACAGCGTAGCTGTGCCATCCATCGTGAACGTGCCACCCTCTCCTATCGCCGGATCAGCAGCGGGGTTGTCCAGTGCAACACTATCGACAATCTTAGCCACGAGTTACCTCCACGCAGCGTATCTCGCACTTATCAATCCAAGACATGTGATTCCATGGTTCTGGAGCGGTAGTGCAACAGGTAAATTTAGCCTGCTGAATGCTACACTTATCATCAGCAAGGAATGGGCATGGGCTTATCTGTGGTAGGAATTTGGCTGGCCATGGCGGCCCTTCACGGCAACATTGGGCGCCACAGCGGTCTACAGGGCATGATCTCACGCCATGCTCATCGACATTAAAGCCGATCTGTATCCAGTATTGGTCTGTGGAGGGTTTGTAGAAGTACATCAGCCCCTCCCTGTCGTTCATGACGTACTGAATCTCGCGGTCAGCTTTGTCCAGTGGCCGATAATGCAGAGGCACATCGTCAAAGGAATCAAACCCAACAGGTTGCCAGTTCGTCACCATGCGAGCTGTGAAATAACAAGGTCAGTACTCGGATCAGCAGCTCCACCGGAGGCTTCCACAACCTCTAAAGCTATGGCTCCAACGTCATCACTGCCTACATTGGGGTCATACTCTGGATCAGCTTCCTCAACATCATTCCAGTGTACGTCTACCGCACCCTGAAGAATTGAATGCTCGATGATGCTGGCAAACCCAGACTGAGCAGTAAAGTTCTGGGTAACATCAATCGAACCATTAACCACCAGCGTCGCATTGGTTGAGCTTGAAAACGCGCTTGGAAAACCTGTGCCTATTGGGTTAGCCGTAGTGCCGCCATAAGTAGCCTCTGAAATCCATTGAGCAGAGGGGAAAATATTGGCTATGGAAAGAGAATTATCGTGGCCTGATATTTCAAATACGACCGTGTCGTGGTTTAACTGTGATGACGACGTAAAATTAGCTACGTCTGAACCAGGCGATGCCCCGACTTTAGCCGCAAATATCTTTAATACATTTGAGCCTATTGAGAGCGAATCTCCTATCTGTGACCATGAAGCTCCCCAGCCTCCAGCGCCTGTAACCGTTCCATCCCATGCAATAATGGCAATGATGACAAGACTGTCATCAGCAGGCGTAAACGTATCACCTACATCGGCGCTAGTTTCGTACCCGTTTGAACTGCCTCGCGCTGTTTTAGACCATGCCATACAGGTCAAAGTCCTCTTTATATTTAAGTTTTATCTCGTCCAGACGATATTCTGTTGTAGGTTCGTGAACGCAGCCATTCATGTGAGGAATGCGACCTCGATAATAAGTTCCCCAGAGCTTAAAAAGGTCTTCAAACTTATGGGTTATTGTGCCTAAATACTCACCGTTTAAGGTAAGCTGCTCAACCTGTGGATTCCAGTGTATATCCTCATTTCCATCAAGAATAAAGTCAACAAACGACTCCCACGAATGGGTATCTTCTATATTTGGCCTACCCTTATGACAGTCCATTTCATTGATCGTCTTAAAGAATGAATAATTTGAAACCAATCTATCCAGAGGCTCTCTCAACCACACCACTCTTGTCTGAAATTCTAGGATTTCCTCGTTTGATTTAATCCCACTTTTAAATCGAGACTTCAAAGACTGGCTGCCATTCTTCGGCAAACAGCTCATTGCTAAATTCTTCTCTGTATCGAATACCCACATCAGGTCACAAACCCAGGGGGCGGCCCCATATAAACATCATTAGCATATACGTCAGCTACATCAATGTAGCTATTGGAATCTTGAGAGCCATCTGGCTGAGTAAAAGCTAAATATCTCAGATCATTCACTTTTGTAATAGATGTGTTAGTTACCAACGAGCTAAGCGTCACAAAATCTTTCTTTGAAACTAATCCATCCCGACTGAATATGCTAAACGTAATATTCCCGCCGTAGTCATGAGTCACCTCTTCATAATACCAGTCTGGGTCTAGGTCGCTATAATCGAAAGTGTGGTCACAATAATCAGTAGGGAACAACCTATCGTATTCATCATGCCCAGAATCCCCAGGATTAGCGCCGATGCACGGAACATAATAACTTGGCCCCGCAGTACACGCAGGCTCTTCGTAGATTACCGATCCTTCTCCATGCTTAACCTCTGGGTCTCCATCCTCATAAATGCGCTCCAAATACATTTTTGGAGTACCATCGCAATGCTCTAGCCATGTCGTTCCATGCCTGACAATCCACCCTATCGAGTTCTTGCCGTACAAATTAAGCGAACTAACGTCAAGAAATATCCCGCTATCATCCTGAGTCGTAATGGATGATTGATACGTCCCTCTTACAAAAGACCCTCCGTCCCATGACCCTGTACTATGGTATGTGGCATCGAGGTTCCTGCCAGCATACGTTTCAAATGAACCCCCCGTTCCTTCTGGATCAGCTTGATCAGCAGCAGAATCAAAGGAATATGACCACAGAGCATCGCTTTCAGCAGCAGCCGCAGCAGGGCTGGCCAGGATCACAGAGGGTTGATTCATTATCCGCATGCTTTCTCCAGTTCTCTGGATAATTTAGCATAATATTTCCTGATTTGCTTGAGATCGTCGATGGTGTAGTTCTTGGGATCGTGCGGTCCTTCAAGGTAATCCATGGCATCCTGACCTATCTTCCTGATCAAGTTGACCCGGTAAGCCGCTATGTTCCCAGACAGTTCGAGATTACAGTGCTTGTTACATTGCTTGTGGACGTTGAGCTCGTCGAACCGGAGTTCTGGATGGCCTCCCCGCGTGAAGTAATGCCCAGCACAGTACTGGACATTGGGATTCTGAGTCCCGCATGAGATACAGGATTCCCTCGCATCCCTCAGTCTTATCCACTTATTGAACACCGCCTGGGTCAGTTTCATGTGATCAGACAGCGTGAGCAGATTATCCTTCCGCTTCTGGTGTTCCTTCCGCTCCTCCTTGGCCTCGATCTTCCTTCCCTTGGCTATAGAGCATGGTACGCATAGGTTCTGGAGCGTGGAATACTGTACGAACTCGTTATCACACCCCTTACTTCTGCACTTTTTCATGCTCTAACCATATCTTATTCCTAGCGTGAGTGAATGCGAGACGCTGCCACTCCTTCGGGCAGAATAGTTTCAGGTATTCTATCGCTGCTGTCCGGTTGGTTTCTTTCCACTTCTGGTAGGCTCGGTAACCGTAGTCTCTGGGTTTTATTTCCTCACCCCCATGGCCGAATCCCAGTCATCACCCTTGGGTAATATAATCCCCTGAACAGGCTCCCACATGTACAACATATCAAGGAGTTTGGAGAATTGCTTGACGTTAAGCTGGGTGGTTGATGGCCAGACTTGAGCCTTCTCCCCAGCCAGGGTCGTGATGGTTTTTGATGGTAAGAATTCCACGATCACCATCTCCTTCAACTCCCTGTGAGTATACCCTAGCTCGTCTGCGATGATGGTAGTCCACCACTGCCAAAGTCTGTTCTGAGCGTCCGACCGCTTGCTCGTGACCTTCTTGATCTCGACCTTCATCTTCCCGTCCAGCGGAACCTGACTGATTGCCTTGATCGCTGCGTCTCTGGCTCCCTCGTGTATTAAGTTAAAGACTCTCATTTTCCTGCTCTCCTCTCTGGAATGTAAACTACTGCGTTACACTTGGCTCGACCCTTGTGGCCAAGCTCCTTGTTGGGCTTGATCACCCATTCAAATTTCATGCACTTCGGACCCATGCAGTCCTTATCTAGGAAGGGACAGTGTTTGGTCATGCGACTTTATCCATTGAAATATTTCCAGGTATGAAGGGGAGGGGCTTGTTGTTTTCGTTTGGCGTGTATTGCATTGATTCGCCGTTAAACCAAAGATTAAACCTGCCTTCCCATTCACCGTGTCTTTGCTTTGCAACCACCAAAGTACAGTCTGGCTCGTCCTGACCTACCTCACCCCCAGACGCCATCCTGATCTCCTTGCCTTTGTTTCTGTGTACGATAAACACATTGTCTGCTAAATCTGTTATCTCGGAAGCGCCTCGGACATCAAACTTGCCAGGGATGTTGGTTTCACTATCGCCTTTGCGGACATGATGAACCAGGTGAATGTGGATATTTTCTGATTTTGCTGCCCAGCAAAGCCTATCGATAAATGCCGCCTGCCCTTCCGTATCGTCCTTTGGAATCCCGCACTTCATCAGTGAATCAATCACGATATGCTCGACTCCCAGCTCTTGAGCAGCATAGTGAACCATGCCTAAAATTCTGTTTTGTTTTACCGTGTCATGCTGATCGTAAATCCACAATTTATCGTCAGTCCAATTCAGGAATCTTTTTATGTAATCCTCGTGAGGCATTTCGTTTCCAGATACCTGTCTAACCATTCTGTGCATGGTGGCTGCTGGCTTCATCTCCAGTGACGCGATCAACCACTTACGTTTGTGCAGATTCCAGGCGCAAATCTGTCCAAGCAGTTGGCTCTTACCGTGTCCGTTAATTCCAGCCCAGACAGAAAATTCACCGGGACGCATCCGAACCAGATTGTGTGTCTTACTCCAGGGAAGTTTGTCACCAATTAATTCCTCATCACCAGAGAATCTTTTCAACACATCGTCCGTGAACTCAGACGGGTTGGAGATAAACTGGCTTTCCTGAGTACCAACAAACTTTAAGAAATCTATATCATCGGATATTTTTTTCATTCTGCTGCCCTCACTTTCAGATATGCTTCTTGCTCTCGCGCCAAATCAGCCGAACTAATTTTGATTCCTGCTTTTCTATCGTGGTCAATTACGGCAAGAAAAGTTCTCTCAAAAGACAGTCCCTTTTCCTGTTTTATTTTTGCTGATTCTTCTCTCTGATTTTGTAATTGCTGCCATCCTTTGAAATCTCCAAGCGATCCTTCAGGAAACAGGTCGGTCAACTGTAAGCCCACTGAGGCCATTATCTCCAGCGAGCTACACCCTGCAAAGCAGTTGATGAGGATTCGCCCGTCAGGCATCTCTGAGAGAGCCAAAGAGGGTGTTCTGTCGTCATGCGCCGGACAACAAGCCATATACGAGTCTTTCCCCTTCGGCGTTACCTTTTTTAATTTGTTGAGAATTACGTCAATCACAACGCTCCACCTCCGTAACCTTGCCCCGCAGATTGTGGAGATTCATCTTCCCACCTACGACCCGATAACCAACCCTGGGCCATCTTCGGAGTCTGACCTTTTTTCTTCATGTCCGGTCGCCTTGATGCCTCGGCCTTGGCTCCTTTTAAAATCTCCGTTAATTGGCTGGTGGTTACTTTGAGATCAAGCCATGAATCTGCAGCTTCTGCTTTTCCGGTTTTGTAGTTGAAAGTTGACCAGAATTTTAGAAATCCTGTGAGCTGGTCGTTTTTGAGTTTTCTATTTTTTTTCGTAACGTAAATTTCATCGCTAGATGAAGTATTCTTTTTGCTTGATTCTGTATTTGTATCTGTATCTGTATGTGTAAATTGTTGACTGGATTGTAAACAACTTTTAACGCTTCTTTTCCTGTCTCGGTATTCTTTTTGTTTAATTCGCTGGTATTCTCTACGCTCATCAAGACTCATTTTGTTCCTGTATTTTTCCCCATTCAGGATGATCCAGCCACCATCACAGGTTTCGATCCTACGACCATCAAAGTCTTTTGTTCTTGAGAACTCATCAGGCTCAGACAAGATAGTTAGCGCTTCAATACATTCGTCCATGCTGATTCTTGCTGAATCCGCCAGACCTGGGATAGACGCATTAACCACATGCCAACGATCTTTAAGCGCCAGCATGGTTATCCACAGCAAGCGAACATGGTTTGGTTCGCGCCAGACAGTGGACATGATAATTTCGGTGAAAAGTTTTGTATATCCCATGAATCCCCCTTGAGTTGGTATAGAGAGAGTGTAAACGAGTGTAAACGAATGTCAACGGGTTTTTAACGAAAGGTTAATGTTAATTAATGGTAAACAAGTGTTAGTTTGCGTTAACCCCATCCTTGCTAAATTCTTCCAGTACCCTCAAGATACATACAGACGTTCAGGGCGATTATCGGAGTCCACAAGATAAACATCTTGAACCAGTACGCTACTTTCCATGCCTCGATCTTCATTTTCTCTCCTTTCCCCTCTTATAGATGATTAGGGGTTAGTGTATAATTACCGTAAGTCCTGGTTAGGCATCTCGAATACGAGATCAGTGTTATCCCTCTTCGGAGGGCTGCTTTGGAGGCTCAGGCAAAGGCATCCAGTGGGTGATTGTTGACTTATTGGAGTTATGCCCTTCGGGGGCAAAAATCTTTGAGCCACTTCTTATATAACAATGCCGTACTCCGGCTGCTCTGGTGGCACCATACCCTCTTGATCCATCCCTTTCGTCTGTGAAGGCTAGATCAGGGTCATATCCCTGCACCATTGTATTAGTATCCGGCAGCCTGTCCTTTACGCTTATCCAGTCCATATCAATTCTCCTGTTTCAACTTCCAGCTCTGATACATTTTGGAGGCCCATTGTCGAGTACAGCCTAATTTCTTGCCGATTTCCTCGAAGGTCATATCCTTCTCGTTATACATCTTGGCTACCCGATCCCATCTCTTGTGATACTGGGCTAAAAACTTTGCTCGTTTCATTTCTTGCTCCTTTGGTTAACTGTTGCGGTAATTGTCGTTGAAACCTATTGACATGTCAAGGACTGGTTGCTATGGTTACTGAAACCAACGGAACCAAGTACCAGGAGGTATCATGTCTTTATCCTACCAAGAAGAATTAGAACTCAGGAACAAGCTGGCAATAGCCGAGTTCGGCATCGAAAGTATCATCAAATTATGCGAAGCCAATATCGATATGTACGTGAAGGATGGCCGAGACGGCACCTCCACCACTGCTGTACTTACTCAGGCTGAATACACGCTGGAACGAGTGAGGAAGCAGCCATGAGCGTTATCTACGAACTAAAATGCACTGAATGTGGCAACGACTTGGATTATATCGCGTCTATGGATAGTTTTTATGATGTATATATTGAGGCAGAACCGTGCGAGTCCTGCCTCAAAACCTCAAAGGATGAGGGGATTGCTGAAGGCATAGAGGAGGCTGAATCATGAGCGACATTGAACTATTCGGCTTTCTATTCTTTGGCTCTCTCACTGTGCTAGGTGGGGCGGCTCATCTGGTTGATATGCTTAGGTGGAGATCATGAGCATCCTGTGCCAAAGTTGCTGCGGCGATGGCTTACACCATACAAACCCTGATGTATTTGAGATATCGGTAGACGACCCATGCCCTGAATGTCAGGGACTTGGTGTATCCGAGGAAGCTGGCGATCCAGTGGATATGATCAAGTATCTGGCCAGCCCCAAGCGCAAGCACTACGAGTCAACCGAGCTGGACTTCTACATGGGCGAGGGGCTGGACAAGTTTCAGAAGCTCCCTGTTAGATACCGAGCCACCTACCTGCCAGCAGAGCACGGTGCCAGAGAGGCCGGATCAGGCATACAGCTAGAACCTGACCATCCTGCAAGCTACGAGGTCGAGGACTTTCACGTTGAGGTCAATGGTGAGTGGTATTACTTCGAGCCTAACGACAAACAGATTGAGCAAGCAACCAAACATGCACGAGGAGATGACTGATGGCTATCGGGAAAACTGTTGTAGAGAGACCTTCTGAAGAAACCAAACCCCTGAACATACTGCAACGCATCAACGAGGTGCGGAAAGCTGTGTCCTATATAAGAAAAAACGCGAAGGTGGATGGCAAGTACACGGTAGCTACGCATGATGCTGTAACTGCTGCGCTCAACGAGGAGATAGTGAAGCACGGAATCATTATCATTCCACAGGTTGTCCAATCTGAGACCGTTGATACTGGAAAGAAAACCAAATCTGCAGCCCCAATCATCCGGTATGAGGGTACATTCAATATAGTGTTTATGAATGAGGACGATCAGGCTGACACTATCACCGCAACCCTTAATGGTCACGGGGAGGATTTTAATGACAAAGCTCCCGGTAAGGCTCTGTCCTATGTAGTGAAGTACGCCAAGCTAAAAGTATTTGATATCGAGACCGGAGATTCCGATGAGGAACGCATTGAGAGCGCCCATGCCAAGCTCACAGCCGAGTCACACCAGAAGCTGAGAGATGTCTGTAACGAGCTGGGGATGGATCCTGAGCCCACGCTGGAGGCTTTAAGCGTCAATGTCTATAAGCTGAAGGTAATTACAGATATGAACGATCAGTGGGCTGAAGATGCTGAGAAGCGCCTGAGAGCCAAGGCAGCTGCTGAGAAAGACGATGGAACAGCGTAGCCCAGAATGGCATGAAGCTCGGGGTGGGATGCTGACCGCGTCCCGCTTCGGAGATGTCATGGCTCGCAAGGGTACTAAACGATATGACATGTACCAACTTGAGACCGTACTGGCTCTGGAAGGAACCCCGAAGTTTGAGGATGATGCCCCCTGGTTTAAGCATGGGGTTGAGAACGAGGCTGAAGGGCTTGGAGCCTACGCATTCCAGAAGGGAGTAACGGTTGAGGAAGTCGGATTCCTTGTGCACTCCGAGATTCCCTACGTTGGGTGTAGCCCTGACGGGATCGTGACTGATGGTGGAGTTGAGCTGAAAAGCAGAAGCTCTCTGAAAGCTCACCATAAAACAATCAAGGCGGGTATCGACTCATGCTATATCCCTCAAGTGCAAGGTGAAATATGGGTTTGTGAAGTAGAGTGGTTTGACTTCGTGAGCTTCTATGTACCCCTTGACCGCTTCTCAGGAGCCACTACAGACCTTCATATCCACAGGGTATATCGAGATCAATCATACATAGACAGGCTACAGGACAGATGTGAGGAGTACTGGGCTGAAATACAATTACAACTGGAGGATAGAAAAAATGTCGGATGACAACATATTCGTGGACGGCCTGTTCGTTGACAAGCCACACGAGAAAGCACCGGATTTCATCAAGTGCAAACTAGGTATCAATCGCAAGGAACTGGGCAACTGGCTCAGATCCAAGGCTGACGACAGGATCAACATCGTCATCAAGGAATCCAAGGGTGGTAAGTGGTATGCGACTGTGGATGACTGGGTCCCAGACTCTAGCAAGGCAACTGATAAGCCAGCTGAGAGACCCGTTGCGCCAGCATTCAACGAATTCGACGATGACATCCCCTTCTGATGTTAGTTCTAAGCAGAAGAATAGGAGAAGCCATTATCATCAACAGTGATATCAAGATCATTGTGAAGGATATCCAGGGACTCCAAGTCAGGCTGGCCATCGAGGCTCCCAAGGACATCTCGGTTGACCGGGAAGAGATCCATCTGAGCAAGAAGAACAGCCCCACAGATAATGTATAGCGACTAACGGGGGGCAGAGGGAATGAGCAAGAAATCATTAACAGGTGCAAAGTATTTTGAAGCTATGGGCAGACGTAATGCCTCATTAAAGTTGCCAGTTTCAACGTGGCAAAACAGGCGTAAGGAATGGCCAGGATGGGCGCAACAAGCATATTTACGAGGTTGCACTAATCAAAGATTTAGTATTCCTAATGGTGTTATTACAGCCTAACCCAGTGTCGTATAACAGCAAGTAAATGGAGAGAGTGATGGAATTTATAGAAAATATACAACATACGTCTTTATTGTTTCTGGTGATTACATATTTTGTAATATCAGCAGACAAAGATGCGAAAAATATCTGGTATAAGGCGATAACATTGGGAATATTTCTTTTAAGTTTGATTGTAGCTGCAGCAACAACTATTTACAGAATATGGATTTAGCCCACCCCCAATAAGCACAGGAGGTCAGAATGAGTGAACTTGAGCAAATAGAATCCTGCGCCGAGTGTGAGGCTACAAGATTTCCGTTCTATACGGAAGCATCAAGTGCCAAGCTCGGGACGTACTATAAAGGCAAACCAATATGCCAAAGCTGTCTCGACAGGTACAGAGAGGCCGCATGGAACCGTAGACATAAGGAAGGTGAAGGATGAGTGACAGATGCCCACACTGTAGTTTTCAGCCAGAATCATCAAGTGACTACTGTGATAAACATAGGCCAAAGCCCGCCCCTGCGGATAACGTAGGCCAGAGTGAGGGTGAGCCAAGGAACTGTGATCTAAATTGTTACAACTACATGGGAGCGATGGACGATGTGCGCCACCTAGAAGAACAACTTAAATCTCGCTTCACCCTCGAGCAAGCCATGCCTCTCTGCGTGGAGCGGATAATGGCGCATCCTGATTTTGGGTATATAGCAATGAAGAATGAAAGCGAAGTAAGCGGCGCGAGTGTGTTTTATACTTTTGATCCGGCTCTTATGGCTATATTGAATAGCAAGGAGAAGAATGATGAGTGAAAATTGTGAGCATAGCTTTTCTTATGAGGATACTGGATACACATACAAAGGGCTTCCCGCTGTACAAAGAGCTTGCAATAAGTGTGGGGAATCTTTATACGAGCATTGCCAATCCCTCACCGCCAAGAACGAGGCGCTGGTGGAAATAGCTGAAATGGTGGCCGATGGTAACTTTAATCAGGCTGAGTGTATCGAGAAAGCTAGACAAGCCCTAGCCAACCATAAGGAATAGAGATTGTGAGCCTAACACCAAACATGATGAGCGAAAGAGAACTCCGCGAAAAGTGGATAATGTGCTGCAATGTTGTTGATGCCCAGAGCCGACAAATTCAAGAGCTTACGAATATGCTAGATGAGATTGTTAGCCAAGTACCGTCTGACATTACCAATTTTGAGTATGCTATTCAGGTTACGCTATCCGGTGAAAAGATCATTAAAGCCAGAGCCTTAATTACCAGCCAAGGGAAGCCTAAATGAGAACCATCCTCTACTTCATCCCCTTCATTCTGTCGGCCTGTATTACGCTGCCTTGTATTGATTGTCTTTATTAACCGGAGAAATAAAATGAACGAGAATATTTTTTGCAGTAGAAAAGGTGGGGCCACGATTAATCGTAAATTCTACCCTCATCCAAGTACATCAACGATCCTGGGGGGGCAGATTCGACGCCAGGCTGAGGAAAAAGGTAGAAGAAATGATAGACGCGCCGCCAGGCAAAAAGCTGAGGATAAGCGTAACGGGATAGTTTCTACAATTCTGGAACGATTGAGGGGATAAAAAAACTCCCCTTGCAGGCTGGCCGCGAGGGGAGTATGGTCGAAACATCAGCCAGTGGTTTACGCCACTTCTGATTTGAAAGGTTTGTATGGAACCAATCACGTTATAATCATTATAACCTCTGATTCCCCCTAAGTGCTACCCTTTCCGCAGTCAGGCCACCAACGGCAGAGCGTATCTGTGCGGCGAAAAATATTTACGGTAAGGGTGTTCGCTCTTTTGACCGGAGCGTTTTAAAACCATTTTAGTGGACACTTGGGGATTCTTGACCAGTTTGCTTGGAAAGCTGATGGTTGTGGACAATAAATACCCTTACTGCTCGCAAGAATTAAGAACATACAGACTATGGGTGTCCCTAAAGGTCATTAGTCGTCTGTGGAAGGAATAAAAATGGCTAAAAAGAACTTTTATGTGGTTAAAGTGGGTCGGAAACCGGGGGTATACCTGAACTGGTCAGATTGTGAAAAACAGGTAAAAGGGTTTAAGGGTGCGTTATTTAAAGGATTTAATTCTGAATCGGACGCTGAGGAATATCAGAAATCAGGGTATCAGCCAAAGAAAGCGAAAAAAACACCGGGATTGCCAAAATTTGTCACTGGGATAAAGTTTTGGTTGGAACCTGGTTACGACACCAGACTGAAAGATGGTGTTTGGAACACTGAAAAGGAGGTTTGAAATATGGGTGGTTATAAACACGGTATGTATAAATCACGAGAATATTCAACATGGCTAAATATGCACGAAAGATGCAGAAACCCTAATCGTATTGAATATAAAAGGTATGGAGGCCGTGGTATGGCAATAAAAATCAGTGTGGTGACGGGCATCGCACCTGCTGTGATTGCTATCAAGAATGGTGGACTGGTATTAGTTACGCACATCAAGCGCCTAGGCGTGAACTGCCTGTTGAATAAATCAATTGACTAACAACCCACAAGATAAGGGGCGACAAAATGACGCTAAAACGAATAATTAAAATTAAGGCAGGTGGGGCAATTATCGCTTGTCTTGGCTTCTTTGCTTATGCCGCGCTTAACGAAAATCCACTGGCTGCAATAGGGTTCATTATTGCCTTTTTTGGATGGGCTTGCGCTTACGCTGGAATTGACAATATGCCGAACAGCCAATGAACCCCATCCTCTACTTCATCCCCTTCATTAGCGGGCGGGTGTTTCTGCTGTGACGTTCTCAACATGGATAGGATTAGGCTTGTGCTCCATCAACTTTCATGTGGATAAGCCTGACGTAACGGAATTTATGTGTCCTGTTGATCTGTACGACAATAGTCTTATCGTGAAAATTTGCCAGGCTGAGTTTGAGGCCAAGTTCAGGCTAATGGAGCCTTCCACCCTCGTGGCCTCTCACGACACTACCGCAGACCCTCGCTATCAGGTTCTCATTGCAACCGGATTCAGCGACTACAGGGGCGGGTTGTTCAAGAGCCACCACCTTCGGTTCAGGGGCTACAGGCAAATCCAGCACCGGCAAGCAGAATATACGCACCCACAATCACCTTAGAGTTGCTAACAAGTAGCTGAACCCACTGGAATCGGGTAGCCATTACTTAAATCTCCAGGTTCCTGAAACACTGTACCCTATCTCTCCTTCCTCAGAGCCGATGCGACCACCCACCAGCGCACCATCACCAGTAGTAAAAGCACCACCAAAGCACAGAGCGTTAGCACCATTGTAGCCTCCCATTGATACACCGGCTTGCAGGTCGTTAGAGGGGATGAAGTTCATTCCACCACAGGCCAGCCCTAGAGCTGTGCCGGCTGACTTAACAGCAGAGGTGTTGATCGTGTGATGATGATATGAGTCCGCAAAGGTTTTCTGAGGATTACAGGCTACCGCTACCAATGCCAGTGAGATTATAATTAATAGTTTCATTTGCCTTTCCAGTTTTTAACGCCTTTCTCCACTGACCGGCCAACTACATAGCCGCCCAGACCCAGTTTCAATAAGCCCCACATGTCTGGCGGAATAGTTAGCATGGGCGCATCTAACCAGAATAGTGACAGGTAGGGATAAATCACATAATTGTTGGCTATGATAAAAACAAACGTCAACATGGTAATCGGTCGCCATGCTGACACGATAAAGTGCTCAGACTTGGATTCGGTAGTAATGACCTGCATGGCAGACTCAAGTTCTTTCAAGTCTCCCGACTGCTCCAACTTTAGAAGCTCAGTCTGTGCTGCAAGCTTTGCGGCTGGATCAGGCAGAATTTTATCAATTAACGCCAGCCCTGCTGTGATTATGGGTAACATTATTCTTTCTCCAAGTTATCTATCTTGACCGCCATTTCAGCAGTCTTAACGGTTAGCTCAACCAGTGTCTCCCGCTGCTTTACATCATTTTCAACCAGCGTCCCAATCTGATACTGGCTGATTGAAGTGGACGCTATGCCGCCAATGATCAACACAATGGCCGGTATCCATATCAGATATTGTTTCATCATATACAGTTCTTCGCATGCGTTGGCCAGTATTGGCGTTGAGTATTACAAACGACTGATACCTGGCGCTGGATCTTCTTTAGCCCCGCCTTCACCTCGGACTGCGCTTTCTTCATGCCATCAAGAGTAATATTAGCAGTGATCTCATGGTCATGGCTTTCCTGTGCGGCTATCTTGAGATCACCCATCATGTTCACCGCTAATGCCATCGTGCCTGATAAGAATAGACCAATAATGTAGAGCGATATCTTATCAACCGAATTAAACTGTGCTGGTTTTCCCATCAGTAACTCCAAACCATAGCATTGTCTCTACCATCCAAGTCACCCTTCTGGGAAACCCCAATACCGTTCATGTTGTATCTCCGAGCCAGCGCCAGCAGCTTGTGAGCATTGTCTCCATAGCAAAGTATGTCCACGGCCTGACCTGACAGATGACGGCTGGAAGGATACCCGCCCACCTTGGCGTTGTGGTCAGCACACCGATAGGCCGATGTCAGGACAAATGGAAAGTCAGCATGCTCCCTCAACATCACCAGATGCTCCATGAATACTGGATCCATCTTTGTCTCGCACTTTCCGCAAGAGCAGCGCAATTCGTTAGCGGGAAAGTGATCCCAATCTTGTTGATGGTCTTGAGTCATATTGCGGCTCGCTTTATTAGGTTATCCTCAATGTGTTTCATTTTTAAACTCGATCTATTAGAAAATCTTGCGCGTCTTCTGGGCTGCCGAGCCATGCCTCTACTGAGGCTATTCTAAGCACTGTCGCAACAGATGGGCCAGAACTTACGCTGCATTCAAAGTTTATAGCGCCTGTTGAAGACGGCTTCCATATTGAGACTGACGTTATGTAGTCGCTAGTGTCTTTTATTAATCTATTTATAGAATGACCGATACCGGAAGGCAGACCAGGAACTTGAGATACAAGAGCCGTATCAGCAGCATCAAAGTCTAGCTTGTATCGAACCTTGAGCGTTACCATGCAGTCTGCCCACGCAGAAGGAATATCAAAATAGAATCGTATTGTCGGAATATACCCTACGTTGCTTGTGTAGCGCATAACATTGAAGCTGCTATCCGCCTCGACAGCAGACGAGGCTATACTTGTCGCATATTCAGAGATATAAAAATGCCCCCACTGACAATTCGTTAGAACCCCATCGTTAGCATCCCATTTCCCTAAAAGCGCCGCTCTCTGGTGAATGAGAGGTTTTACATTAACATCTTCACCAGCTAGCGATAATGTTACGCGACCATAATCAGACGGTAATAATGTCCATGGCGTCTTAACTTGTACACGATTAAACTCTGCCGTACCAAAAAGAACATCGTCGAACACAACCAAATCTGTAGTTGCAGCGGCGTTATAGTTAACCCAGTCTGATACCCGTAAAAATGCTTCTTGCGCCGTTTCAAAATTAAATTTAGCTGATCCATTATAGCCCTGTATGTCTACAGAAGATGAATTGCCTTCATAGAATTTATCGTTGGCATCACCAACGAACGTAGCCATATATGTTGGAGGATTTGTTGTAAATTCAGTATGACAGTTCTTAAAAAAACTAAATGAACTAGTGGCGAAAGCCATGACAGAATCAACAGTAGTATTCCCAACCCCTTCATTCAGGAAAGAAGTTGCGTGAATCTCTCTGACAGCCCTGAAATCCCATACATAATTTACGCCACCATTAGGATTGAGTCCTCGGTCTAAATTTACGTTACTAATCTCCAATAGTGTTATTGCAAGATATTCATCGCTGTTGGATGGTTCTACCGTCAACCCCAAACAGCCGCCGACATCGAAAAACGACACATCTCTGAGTGAGCAGTTTTGCGAGTAGCTTGTTGAGCCAGGTTTAATGCCTATTGCATATCCACGAAAATCTTGGAATTGGCATCTGACAAAACTCCAACTTGATGATCTCCCCTCAAAGACTACAGCGGATTGATTTGCGCCTGTATCAGAGCAGCCAAAATTCATATCCACGAATGTCATGGCAGCAGATAGATAAGTAGTATCGGTAAACCTATATATCGAGCTATCAGTAGTGGCGTTATCGAGATAGACAAGAGATTTTAATCCGCTTGTCTTGTTATTCGTTCTGCCCGACCCTCTTGTTACCAGTACTGGCGCACTAGAAATAACAATTGGCACAGTGATACGATAATACCCATAAGGAAAATAAACCTCTCCAGTTGCTAGCGCCGAATCATAAGCATTTTGTATAAATGCAGTATCATCTGTAGAGCCATCGCCAGTAGCTCCATAACGCCTTACATCACCTACAGGATAGGATGTATCAGTCACCCCAGTTTCGCCTGCCTCTGTAGGGTGATTAACAAACCTGAACCCTTGTCCTATCGTAACGCTTGTTGTACCAACGACAATCGGATTGTCGGTCTTTACTTCCCAGTACCCAATATTTGTCGTACCTCCAGTAACGTGGATGATTGTTCCCTTCACTACATCACGGCTTCCATCCCAATCAGGTTCCCGAGTCCATGCTCCAGAGCTGACTTTATAGATTCCATTCTCTGATCCAGTCGTCTGGGTTTTAACCAGGCATCGATCCCCCGCCACAAGAGCAACACCATCAACAGTCTGTTCAGCTGACAGGGTTATGTTTGCCGTAGTCGCGGAAACACACGGAGCCTTAATAGCCAATGAGCCATTAACGCCGTTTCGTCTGCTTGTTGATACGCTCGTCATGACGTTAACAAACTCCCTGTGTATTCAAGCCATACTGCGCTCATTGCTAATGTGTCCGTAGTGTGAGCAACAGGAGTCAGGCCGACTGTTAACGTCTGCGCTCCGGATGGGATATCTGCTGCAGCTATGGTCGTGGTCTTTTCAGCCCATGTTGTTGTCTGGTTTGTCTCTGACGTATCAGCCACTGAAGTATCAGCCTCGTTGAAAAATGATGCTACTGTAAACCCAACAGCATTGGTGGTTCCACCAGAAACAATTCGCGTGTGTATTACTATATCAGCCCCAGTGTTTAGGTCAGGAGGTAGTGGTGTTTGAAAGACTACCTGATCATTATTGCTTGATGCCCACAGTAATCTCTGACAACCATCTGTTGCGGCGTTAATAGCATCAAGAACCGGAGTGGTATCTGATGCCAATACACCACCATGAGCAGCCGCATTCCCCACATCGAAACTACTGGTCTCTCTTAGAGAGTGCAGCCCTATCGGTATAAACTTCTGAGCACTGGTAATATGTTGACCTATCTCATCGAGAACAGATTCCCCGTCAGTTCCTACCCAATAACTGCTTGCGTCTTCAATACCAACTAGCGAAGCCCCTTGTCCTGTAGAGGTATCAGCAAGATTGGTTCTTAACAATGAATCTGGATCAGTTGATTGAAATGCAACGCTTGTCGTTCCAACAGTAATCGTATCAGCAGTAGTCACTTGCCAGAAGTTATTCCCAACCGTACCGTTGGCAGCATAGACATAAGTGCCTTTCTTCACATCATAGGTTCCATCCCAATCAGGCTCTCTTACCCAGCTTCCAGAATTGACCGCATAGATGCCGTTCTCTATTCCATCTGTCTGGTCTTTTACCAGAACACGTTCATTGGATGTGCATGCCACTCCATCGATGGTCTGCTCACCAGACAAGGTGATATTCGCAGTAGTGGCCACCTTCACCGGAACCTTCACCGCAGCAGAGGAGGTAATGCCTCGTCGAATAGTCGTAATAACACTGGTCATTAGTTAAGCACCGGCTTGGCCTTCACAGAGACAATACGGCCTGTAGCGTCTCGGATAGGATTGAATTCAAATTCAGGAATAGGCTGGGGTTTTGAAACGGGAGCAGGTTTCACTACTTTCGCTGCGGATAATTTGCCAGTCAACTCTGCCACCTTAACCTCAAGTTTCTGAGCTCTACCTTTCTCAGTCTCAATACGTTTATTCAAATCAGATATGGTGCTTTTCTGACCTCCGTACCCAGCGACCTTGGTTCTCAATCTCTCGATCTCAACCTTCTGGTTGGCTATCACTTGATCTGAGCCTTCCTTCATTCTGATCGCTGTGTTCATTTCTGTCTCGGCTCGTTTAACGGCAGAGTTCTTCTCAGACTCAGCCTGTCGAATAGCAGACTTCTTATCTGTCTCAGCCTGTCTGATAGCGGATTTCTTCTCCGACTCGGCACGCCTAACAGCAGAATTCTTCTCTATCTCGGCCAGTTTAGCCGCCGTCTTTGAGGCATCAATCTCCGCCCTAACCTCAGACTTTGCCTGTCTCATTGCATCAGCGGCAGCATTCTTCCTGACAGAATCCAGCTCAGACCTCGCCTCGTCAACAGCCCTGTTACGAATCGTGCTCAAGGCTTGCTGATAATTCTGGTCATCTCCCGGCTTTCCAGCAGATTTTGACTTCTTTAGTCTTGAGAGAACACTGTCAACCATGGTGACACCTTAGTTTTTATCCTGTATTAATGCCAACGCTAATGCGTCAGGAAGCCGCCAGGATCAATTCTGGAGGAGGACAGGACATCCCCCGGCGACTCCCATCTGCTCACTTGCGGGGTGGACCGGCGAGTACTGCGCCTATGGTCCCAACCCCCTCAACCTCTCCACTCTCAACTGCCATGATTCCATCTATCGTGGCGTTGATCTGTCCAGCTGGGTAATGAAGGAATGACCCGGCAGTTTTGTTCAATGCTTTGAACAGTGCCATGTCTCCCTCAAGCTGACCAACTTGCCTCGCTGTCGAGTACAAATCAGCCAACGGTCTCAGTCCAGCAGGACCCTTGTAATCATAAGTTTCCAATCCAAATAATGCCCCAACACCAGCACCCATCTCCCTGGTCGGTAATGTCTGTCCTAATAGGAAACTCAGCTGCTCACTCGCCAGTTTCTCAGCAAGACACTCAGGATCCATGTCACATTCATTCTTCAGTAATTCGTGTAATGCCATGGAGAATAATGCCGGTACAAAGTTTAGGATAATCAGATCCTGGGCAATGCCAATAGAATCACTGGGCTTTTTGTATTTCTTGACCGCCTCCAGGTTCATATTGTATGTCGCTGAGAAATACGAGTAGAAGTTGGTGAATAGCTTCGCGTAAGCAGGACCACGCTGGATCTTGGCAAGGTCACCAATCTGGCCACCGGACTGGGTATCCTTCACAGTCTGATTGGCAATCTGTATGGCACGTTCCTCAATCTCCTGACGGTGTTCTTCTGTAGTAGCTCCCTCAAGGTGTAATTCATCGATAGCCTTATAGTACGCGCCCCACCAGGTAGGAATATCCACTGTACGCTGCATCTTCTGGATCATGTAAAAGGTAGACGCCTTGAACTTGCTGGCCTTGTCACCCGTCTTTACATTGTTTAATACTTCGCTCACTTCCCGCTGCATGGTCAATGCCCGGTTACGCATTAGCGTAGACTTCTCATCTGCGATACGCCCAGCCTCCAGAGGATTCTTAAAGTACTTCATGAGGCCACGATTCATGTACTTCGACCCCACTCTCGTCCACGACTGAGCCAGTCCAGATGGCTGAATCAACGCAGTGGTTATCCTCCAGCCCATTCCCACAATGGTAGAACCAACTCTGATACGGTTGATGAATTGCTCAAATGCAGAGGTAGACTGGGCATCACCCTCGGCAACGGCCTTCACGGTGTCTCTCAACTCACCCGTTAGTTCTGGTCCATAGTGTTTTGTCATCGGACCATCAAGTGCTGCGAGTATTCTGTTTGCGTCAGTGATCCAGTCCTGCCATGCAAGACGGTGATTCACCTCGTTGATGTGTCGGGATATCGCAGTGAATCTCAAGAGCATAGGACGATTATGCACTTCCTGAGCCCTCTTCTGGGTGTAGGACTTGCGGGTAGTCGCCCGACCAAAGGCACCCTTCATGGCCATGCGGAGATCGTTCACGGCATCCAGTAATTCTGATCGGGTCGATAACACAGTGTCGTACTTGGCTGGAAAGTAACCACCAGGATAAGTGCCGTATTTGGTCTCAATCGGTGTAGCCTCAATCCACTCGGGAGTAACGCCGGTCAGTCTACGTTCCTGTTTTCCAATCTCATCCCTTTTCTTGGCGATATGATCCAGCGTTCCCTGAATGAAGTCCCAGTCACTCTTGGTCAACATATCCAGAATGGCGTTAGCATCCTCAGGTGATAGAGCTCGCTTACCCGTAATACCGCCATCCATCAGGCGCTGACGGTTACCCTCATTGCCCCAGTTCATACCGAACATAATCAATTCTTCCTTGGTCATGCTGATATCCGTACCGGGAATGGCGTATTTCTTCGCATAAATATTCACAGGCAATCCACCTCGATGGATGTCACCCATGATTGGGTCAAATAACTCAGCTAATGCCAGCGTATCCTCCCGGTTCATGTCAGCCTCAGCATCTCCTGACTCACCCATGCCTTGAGTCAATAACTGGAATAACTTGCCATTATCCTTCAGACCATCCATCTCACGAATGATCGAGGAGAATTTACGGTGAATGGCGCCAAGATTTCTCATCCATGACGCAAAGATACCCACCACATCCGATGGTTCCCCGCGCTCCTTCACGGTGCGTTTAGCGTTCTCTTCAATCGATTCCCGAGCCTCAAGCATGTGAGCTTCAAACTCACGCTTGTCCTTCTGCTTCAGCAGGGTCTTTTTCAACCTGCCAAGATGCTCGATGTTCTTTACCGAATCCGCTAATCCAGACAATTCCTCAACTGTCATTTCTTTGTAGTGTTTCTTCCTTGCAGTCTCCAGTAAGGTTTCATCAATAATCGGTGTAAACCCTAGCTCCTCCTGAGACTCAGACCACTCACGGATTGACTTGCGCTTACCCAACTCTTTGAGACTGACCCCCTTCTTCAGGTCGTATTGCTCGAGCATGGAATCAACCTGATCCAGATACTCCTGATCAATATTCTTACGAGTACCCGTCTTGGTGAATTTCTTCAGGAACCTGACCATCTTGTCGATATCGATCTTGGCATTCGTGGCAGCACGGAAGAAGTGGTTGTTTAATACCTGAGCCCGCTTATGTTGCGAGGCTTCATCACGATCACCCTTGACCAGTGCTTTCTCGGCATTACGGGCAGCACGAGACTCTGCAGCTGAGTATTGGCCGGGCCGAATATCCTTGACCTTCTTCCTCGCAATGGCTCTCTCGGCGTATGCCTTGGCTGCACGGGCTAATACATTCTTTGTACCCGTTCCCTTGGCCAGAGCCTTCAATTCTGTGTGCAGGAATCTGGTGTGGGCTTCGTTGTGTAACGCTTCGATAGCGGCAACTTCCAGTGCCTCTGGGCTGGTGATATCCCCGTAGGTATCAAGCATGCGGGCATCGGTCAGGCGATCAATCCTTTCCTTCTGTAGCTCGGCCTCAAGAAGCTGCCTGATCATCTGGTCGCCAGAAGTAAACCCAAGCAGGCTCGCTGCATCGTCTGGATGTATCCCCTCGCTCCCAAGCCGAGCTCTACCAAGAGCCTCCCAGTCAACCATGGTCTCATCAAGAGCCTCAATGCCCTCAACCTTCTGCATATCTACCTGAAGGGAATATTGGTTGTCGCCACGCAGGGCTTTATCCAGCTTATTCAGCAGTTCGTTAGGTGATACTTCAGCAAGATATCCTTTTGTGTATAGCTTCTCGGCCATACTGTCCATGCTCTCACCGCCACGCTTCAGGAATATCCGCTTCCCAAATATAGGCTGATTCTCTGTGGACGCAGCTGTACCAGTCCAGTGAGCCGGATCAATGCCTTGAGCTTCAGCTTCTACTTGATTAATTCCGCCGAGTTTAGCGATAGCAACCTGTAGATTATCTATCTCTGGATTAACCTCTCCAGCAGAGGCTCGTTCACCTTCGTACATGTCGCGCACGGTAGGCTTATGCAGTTTGTGAACTTCAACCGTCTGCTGCTCACCATCAATATCAATGTATTCACCTTTTTTCAGGAATCTGTCAGCCTTGTACACAGTCTCTTCCCCGACTTCCTCAGCAACCTCAAGGCGTATGGTTCTGCGCTTCTCTCTGGCTTCCTTCTGCAACCGCTTCAATTCACGACTCTTGGCGTTCGATAACCACTTCATGTCTTTCAGGGAGCGTTGAGATAACTCGGCAGCTGCTTTGGCCTGTCGAACTTCATTCAGCGACTGGTACTTCTGCCACTGTCCGGCAGTCATTCCCGCATCCTCGGCAGACTCAAATAGCGACTCATACGAATCAGCCACGGCTCTGGATCGAAGCTGATCCTCCGTCGCTAACATCCGGTCAAATACTTCCCGAACCTCATCAGTCAATTCAATATTGAGATTACGCAGGTTCTCGTAAACATTAACCAACCAGTCACGGAACTTCTGGAACAATGACTCCATCTCAAGGCTGGGGGCTTTTCCCTCGAATAAATATGCTTCAAAGGCGCGAGCGACCTGCTCATGGCCCTCTCTGCGCTGCTCCAGTGTCATCTGGTTCCATGTCTGGGAATCCTGAACTCCGATGAAGTCCAGCATGGTGTTCAAGTCCGTCATAATCTCAGGACTCTCAGCAGCGAGCTTATTCATAGCCTCGAAGAAGAAATGGCCCGATTCATGGAGCCAGCTTGATAAATCTGCACCTTCAAGCAGCGTTATTGTCGCTCCAAATTCAGTAAATTGGATCTGTGCTCTAGGCTGTACTGTCTTT